ATTATCATTTTATATTTTACTCTTTTTTAAATAAATAATATGTTAAACATATTATTTATTTAAAAAATTGAAAAACAAAAATAAAATCAATTTTAAATAAAAATTGATTTTATTTTTATTTTACTCTTTTTAAAAAATTGAAAAACATAAAAAATATAAAAGAATTAAAATAATAATAATAAATAATAAAATGGATAATTTTCCGCCAGATTGTAATAGAGCAAGTTGTTCAAAAATAATACAATTAAAACAAACAGAATTAATAAGAGAAGTAAGAAAGAATTTTTATGATACAATAATGAAAGCAATAAATGAATTAAAAAAAGAAATAAAATTAGATTTTCCAGAGGAATTATGGGATAAATACAAATTTGAAATAACATGTGAATTATTAGATAGATTTGGAGAATTAAATACAGTAACAACAGATGGTAAAATAGGAGTAGTAAAATTGATATCAGAGAAAGATGATATTGCAAAAAAAAGACTTAAAGGATTAATAATTACAATAGATAAACAATGATATATGGAACAACATATGAGTTATTTATGAGTAGATTTAGTAAAATAAATAAATATATAATAATAACAGAGAAAACAGAAAATTCTAATAATTATATAACAAAAAAAACGAAAGTATTAGAGAAACATGAATTAGATAATAGATACATATATATAATAGTATCAAAAATAAATAAAGAGGAATTAGAAAAGGAAAAATTTATAGAAAAAGTAATAGAAATATAAATAATATGTTTATAAATAAAATATATATAAACATATTAAATTAAAAATATAAATAAGAATAATATGGAATATAAAGTGAAAAAAATAAAAACAGAAGAAAATAATATAATAATATCAAAAGAAGATTATGAAGAAAATACTTATAATGAACATGTATTAATAAATAATATAACAGTATATAAATTAAAAATAGGATTAATAAAAAAAGGATATATTGGAATAAATGAAGATAGATATAATTATTATTGTTTAGATAGAACGAGTATAATAAGAATAGATAATTATGAAATAAAAGATGGATATAATAAAAGACTAAGAATAAAAATAGAGACAAATGAGATGATAGATAAAGAAGATATAGAAAAAAAAATAAGAATAAAATATAAAAATCATTATTTTTATCCACAACAAGTGATAACAATAGATAAATATATAGGAATAATAAGAGATGAAGGTTATATAAATAAAGATACAGAAATAGAATATGAAAACAGTAATATAATAAATAAATATGATATACTAAAGGATAATTATAATTATAATATAATAGGAATAGGAGGATTAAATAGAGAAATAAACATAATATTAAAAAGGATAATATTAACAAGATTATATGATAAAGAAACAATAAATAAATTAGGAATAAAACACATAAAAGGATTAATATTATATGGACCACCAGGAACAGGTAAGACATTAATAGCAAAAAAAATAAGTAATATAATAACAAAAGTAGAACCAAAAATAGTAAATGGACCAGAAATATTAAATAAATATATAGGAGAAAGCGAAAGACAAATAAGAGAATTATTTGAAGAAGCGGAGAAAGAATATAAAGAAAAAGGTGAAGAATCAGATACTCATATAATAATATTTGATGAAATAGATTCAATATGTAAAAAGAGACAAAATAATAATGATACAATAGTAAATCAGTTATTAACCAAAATAGATGGAATAAATAATATAAATAATATAATAATCATAGGGATAACAAATAGAATAGATTTAATAGATCAAGCATTATTAAGATGTGGTAGATTAGAATTACATGTATATATAGGCTTACCAGATAAAAAAGGTAGAGAGGAAATATTTAATATACATTTAAAAAATATAAAAGATAATAATTTAATAGAGAATATTGATATGAATAAAATAATAGAATTAACGAATAATTTTACGGGAGCAGAAATAGAATCAGTAATAAAAATAGCAACAACGAATAGTTTATATAGAAAAATAAACAATAATAAAAATAACATAATAATAACTGAACAAGATATAATAGATGGAATAAAAGAGGTTATAACGATATATGGAAATAAATTAATTATAAAAGAAAATAATATAAGTGATAATTTAATAGATTATAAGAAAAATATAGAAGAAATAGTAAATAAAAAAAACAAAAATACGATATTAATATATGGAAAAAAAGGATCAGGAAAAACAAGTTTAATAAAAGAAATAATAAAAGGATATAATGGATATATAAAATATGTAGATCCAATAGAAATAGTTAGTTTAAATGAAATAAATAAATCAATATATTTAACAACATTATTAAAAGATATATATAATATAAAAGATAGTATAATAATAATGGATGATATTGAAACAATAATAAATTATGTAAATATAAATGATAACATATCATATTCAAATATGTTATATCAAACATTAATATCAATGATTAAGGCTAATTTAAATAAAGATGATATAAAATTAAATATAATAGTATCAACATCATCTGAAATATTATTTGATAGTATTAAAAAGTCATTTGATTTATCAATATATATATAAAAAATTGAAAAAAAAAAAGTAAAATATAAATAAAAATAATAAAAAAAATGGATAACCCCGCAAAATCAATAGATTCAGAAATAATAGAAAATTATATAAGTTCAATAGATAAACCAGAATATACAGAAGAAGATGAAGATATATTATATCCAAAAATAATAAAATCAGTACCAAAATGGAGACAAGATACTGAAATGGTAGATATAGAAGAAACATATGAAATAGAATATAAATTAGAAACAATAAATGGAAAAGAAGTAGTAAAAAATAAAAAAGGAGAAACAGGAGTAATAAGTAGTTTAATAAAAAACAAACCATGGAGTCCAAGAGATGCGACAAATGGATTAATAATATTATCAATATTAGCACAAAATAATAACAAAGTAGATGATAATTTTATGACAGATGAGTTATATATAACATGGATAAAAGAGGGAGAGACAATAGGAATAATAATGAAAGATGGATATGAAATAATAATATATAAAGAAGAAAATAATAATTTCAAATGGATAAATATATAATAAAATTTGAAAAAAAGAATAAAATGAATAATTTTTTTATTAATAGAATTAATAAAAAAATGAGTGGATTAATAGTATGTAATATGCAGAATGAATTTTGTATAGGGAATATACCAATAAAAGGAGTGATTGATATAATACCAATAATAAATAGAATAAGAGATAAATTTAAAATAGTAGTATATATAAAAGATTTACATCCAAAAGATCATATATCATTTAAAACATATGGAGGGAATTGGAAAGAACATTGTATAGAAGGAACAACAGGAGCAGAAATACATAAAGGATTAATAATAAAAGATGATGATATAATAATAAATAAAGGGACATTATCATTATATGATTCACAATCAGGATTTTATAATGTAAAAGAGTTAAATATAGAAACAAAATTAAACGATATATTATTAAATAATAATATAAATAAATTATATTTTTGTGGAGTATATTTTGAAGAGTATATATTTTCTACAGTAATGGATGCATATTTATATAAATATGAATGTAATATAATAGAAGATATTTGTTTAGGAATAGATATAAATAAAAAAGAAAAAACAAAAAATTATTTAAAACAATTAGGTATAAATTTTATAACATCAAATGAATTAAATTAAATGCATTAATAAGAACATAATTCCCATAAATAATAAAGTATGTAAAACAATACCAATACGAGTGGGACAACCATTAAGTTCAACAGTATTAACATTAAGATATTTATTAAAGAAATCATTAGTTAAAATGAATAATTCTTTGTTAGATAAAAGATAGAATAATAATGTAGCAACAACACTATATTTAAGAACATCAGAGAAATCACTTCTCATAGAGCAACTAACAATACTATTATATAGAGATTTAAAGATGATTAGAGTTACAAAAAATAAAACAAATAAAGTGAGATGTCCTAAAGGAGTATGACAAGAACCATTATAAAAAATGTTAGTATTAAAAATAAGGTTTAGAACTTGAGAAGTTTTAGGTGTAGTATATGATAAAAATAATAATCCTCCAAGGACAGTATATAAAGTTTTAGTTAATAATATATCAGACATATATATAAGCAAATATAAATAATTTAATTATTTATTAAATTATTTATTAAATTATTTATATATTTAGGATGGAAGAATTAATAGATAAATTATATAAATATGTTAAAGAATATAAATATAAATATGGAACAGCAGGATTTAGATTTAATGCATATACAATAGAAAATAAAATAGCCCCAAGAATAGGTTCATTATTATTAATAATAACAAATATGTTAAACTGGGGGAAAGTAGGATTAGTAGTAACCGCATCACATAATTCAGTAATAGACAATGGAATTAAAATAATTAATAATAGAGGAGAGATGGTTGAGAAAGAAATAGAAAGATTAAGTGAAATAATTATAAATTTACCAATAGAAATATATAATAATATAATTAAAAGTGTATCATCATCATATAAAAGTAATAGTTATTTAATAATAGGAACAGATAATCGTCCAAATAGTAGAATAATAAAGGATATTATAATAGATGATTGGTTAAATGTAAATAGAAATATAATTGATTTAGATATATGTACAACTCCTAATTTACATTTTATAGTAGTAAATCCATTATTAAATTATTTAAATTACATATATGATAATTTTATGAAATTAAATAAATATATCATAAGTGATAATCGTATAACAATAGATTGTGCAAATGGAGCAATAACAAATACAATATTAAGTTTAAGTAATAGATTATATCCATATATAATGTTTGATTTAATAAATATAAATGATGGTAAATATATAAATGATGGATGTGGAGCAGAATATGTACATAAAACAAAAAAAATACCAAAAATGACAAATTTAATAAATAATAAAGTAATAGCAAGTTTTGATGGTGATGCAGATAGATTAATAATGATTTATAAGGAAAATGATATAATAAATATAATAGATGGTGATCAAATAGGGACAATAATAACAGATTTTATAATAGAACAAATAAATATAATAAATATAGAAACGAATATAGGATATATACAAACAGCATATGCAAATGGAAATTCAACTAAATATATAAGAAATCAAAAAATAGAAACTAAATATGTAGCAACAGGAGTAAAATATTTACATAATGAAGCAAAAAAATACGATATAGGAATATATTTTGAATCAAATGGACATGGAACAGTATTATTTAAGAAAGAATATATAAATAAAATAAAAGAAATAAAAGATAATGGAAAACAAGATGCAATAAACAATATAATATATATATCACAATTAATGAATCAAACAGTAGGAGATGCATTAAGTATATTATTAGTAATAATATCAATAATGAATATAAAAAATACTACTCTAAATAAATTAGTGAAATATGATAATAAACCAAATAATATATATAAAATGATAATAAATAATAAAGATAGTATAAAAACAAACGAAGATGAGACAAGAATAATAGAACCAAAAGAAATACAAGATAAAATAGATAAATTAATAAATGAATTTACAGAATTTAATCCAAGAATATTTATAAGACCATCAGGAACGGAAGATTGTATAAGAATATATATAGAGAGTGATTTAGAAGATATTAATTATATAATATATAATAATTTAATAGACAATTTATTTAAAAAATAGAAAAATAAAAGATATATAATTCTTATGAATAATATATCTTTTTTTTCAATAAAAAACTGAAAAAAAAATTAAAAATAAATAAATTAATAAGAAAAAATAAATGTTAAAACAAATAACAAAGAAGTTAAAAATATATAATATATCAGATTTACATATAGAATGTTATAGTAATTATAACGAAATATATGATAAAATAAAATATAAAATACCAAATGCTGATATACTAATATTAGCAGGAGATATAGGATATCCAATAAATAGGAAAAATGAAATATCAATAGATTACATAAATTTATTAAATGAATTTAAAAAAAAATATGAAAATATATTATTAGTTCCAGGAAATCATGAATATTATCAAATAAATGAAGAAAAAGGAATAACATATGAAATTATAAATAAATTAATAAAAGATATATGCAATAAAACAGAAGTAAAATTATTAAATAATAACACATATATAATAAATAGAACAAAATATATAGGGACAACATTATGGTCAGAAGTGGATAAAACAATAAATCTAAATAAAATAAATAAGAATAATGAAGAATTTTATAAATGTTATAAATGGTTAAAACAAGAATTAGAAAAAGAACATGATAAAGGAAGTTATGATAATAAAGTTATAATAACTCATCATTTACCAACATATAAATTATGCGATAAAATATATGAAAATTCAAAACATAAATCATTATTTTATACAGAAATAATAGATAAATTAAATACAGATAAAGTAAAATATTGGTTTGCAGGTCATACCCATGAGAATAATATATTAAATTATGATAATATGAAAATAATAATAAATCCATATGGATATCCTAATGAAAAAAGATATACTAATATATCATATAAAACATATGATATTTAATTATTATAAAAATTAGTAACCAACTAAATTATATTTAGTACCATATTTATCAAAATAAAAAGCAAAAATCCAACCAGAAACACCAAAGAATTGATCAGAAATTTTATTTAAGTTAGAATCAGGGAATAATTTTTTACCAGGCCACCAATGTAAATAAGTTTGAATAAAATAAATACCATTGGGTGTATTTTCTATAATTTCAAATAATAAATGAATAAAAAACCAAGTCCAAAAATCTATACCTAAAAAATAAACAACAACCCCAACACAAAAATGTAATAAAGAATATTGGTCAAAAAAATATAATCCCATTTTTATATTAAATATATTTATTTTATAAATATAAATAAATTTATTCTTTTCAATAAATTTATTTATATTTATTTATCTTTTAATTTACTTCTTTTTTAAATAAATAAATCATTCTTACGAATGATTTATTTATTTAAAAAATTGAAAATATAAAAGATAAATTATTCTTACGAATAATTTATCTTTTAATTTACTCTTTTTTAAATAAATAAATTATTCGTAAGAATGATTTATTTATTTAAAAAATTGAACGAAAAGAAATAAAAATAAAGTGTAAATATAGATTAATAAATGGAAACTAAGAATATAGTAAATAATATAGATGATATATCATATTCAGTATGTTTAGAGAATAAGATGAGTGAAAAAGCGGAAATACAACCATTAAATAATCCATTACCAAGGAAAGTATATACATGGTTACCAGACGAGACAGTGAATGAGTGTTATAATTGTAAGATAATATTTAATTTTTTTGTAAGAAAACATCATTGTAGATTATGCGGGAAAATATTTTGTTATGATTGTAGTAAATATAGAACGACAATACCAGATAATTTATTATCAAATAAATCAAAAGAGAGGTCATGGAATGAATATATAACATCATATGTAATAAATATAGATATGACAAAATATAGAGTATGTAAAAATTGTAATGATACAATAGATAAAGTAAATTCAGTAAAAAGAATAGTTGATGTATTTAGTATAATGAAATTAGATATTAAAGAATTAAAAAAAATGAGTAAAGTATGTAAGTTATGGCATTATGGAGCAAATTATTGTTTATCAATATTTAGAGAAATACAATATAAATTACCAATAGATAAATATAATGATTTTGAAATAAATCAGTTATGGATAAATACAGAGTATATATCAGGACATAATAAATTATTATTAAGTTTATTAAAAATAAGTGAAACAAAAGAAGATATAGATAGAATAATAAAAATAATAAATAAACCAAGAAGAATAAAATGTTGGAGTTTAATGTGTTCAAGAAATTGTATGGAAAAATTAACAAGTCAAGACATAATAAATTTGATATGTTATAGTTTTAGATGTAAAGAAGAGAAACGAGAGATATTATTAAAAATAGGAATAGATAATTTGGTATGTAATGACAATGAGTTTAGTATGTATATACCAATATTAGTATATAATTTAAAATATGAAAGTAAAATATTAAATGAATTTTTAATAAGAAGATGTAGTAAAAATTATACATTATTAAATAATTTATATTGGGAATTAAACATGTATAGAGATAATGATAATTTAATTTACATAAAATATATGAGTAAAATAAAAGAGTTATGTTCAAAAGAGAATAATGAGCAAAAATATTTAGAATTATTACAGGGAGAAATGTTAATAAATAAATTTGAAGAAATATCAGTAAAAGTATCAGATAATAAAAATTATAATGAAATAAAAAATAATTTAATAATAACAGATAATATAAAATTACCAGTGAATACAAATAATATTATAAAAAGAATAGATGTAGGTAATATAAAAATAAAAGATAGTGTATCAAAACCAATGATAATACCATGTATAACAACAGATAATAATAGAATAAGAATAATGTATAAACGAGAGAATGTTAGAAGAGATCAGATAATAATGAATATAATAAAAATAATGGGAAAAATAATAGAACGAGAAGAACAAATAGAACTACATATTGTAAGTTATAATGTATTACCAACAGATAAAGAAAGGGGAATAATAGAGATAGTAGAAGATTGTGAAACATTGTATCATATACAAGAAAGATTAAAAACAAGTATATTAAATTATATATTAGAAAATAATTTAGATAAGAAAATAAAACAAATAAGAGAAAGATTTATAAATTCTACTGCATTTTATTCAGTATTAACATATTTATTAGGTGTAGGAGATAGACATTTAGATAATATAATGGTAACAAGAGATGGTAGATTATTTCATATAGATTATGGATATATATTAGGACAAGGACCAATGTTTGGTAGTGGAGGAGGAATAAGAATAACACCAGAAATAGTAGAAGGATTAGGAGGAACAAATAGTGTATATTATAATCAATTTCAAGAATTATGTACAAAAATGTATAATTGTATAAGAAGAAATATTGATATATTTATGAATATGATGTTAATAATACCAAAAATAACAGATATGAAAATATCAGAAGAAGAAATAAAACAACAAATAATAGATAGATTTATACCAGGAGAAAATCAAATAGATGCAAAATTACATTTAGTAAAACAATTAGAAAAAATTTCATATACTGATAAAATAAAAGACTGGTGTCATTATCATAGTAGAGAAAAAACTATTAATACAACTATAGATAAATTAAATAATGCATTGTCATATATTTGGTGGAAAAAATAACCAAAATTGTATTATTAAATATAATTTTGGTTAAATTTTACTCTTTTTAATTATATTAAAAATTGAAAAATATAACTTAATTAAGTTATATTTTACTCTTTTTAGTATAATTAAATTATTTAATAAAAAATTTAATTATACTAAAAATTGAAAAATTCAACTTAATTAAGTTGAATTTTACTATTTTTAATTATATTAAAAATTGAAATTACAATATTTAAAAAATAGTTAAGAATAAATATTAAAAATGGCAGTAATAGAACCAATAATTATAAAAGTAATCAAATATAAAAGATTTATCAAAGTTCATGATAGGAAGTATAACACAATATTAGGCAATATTGTATTAGAAATAAATGAATTAAATGATACTAAAAAAAAATATAGTAGAAAAATAGAAAATTTAAATGATAGTATTGATGATATATTTAGGTCATATACATATAAAAGAATATCTAAATTAAATAGGAATGACAAATTAAGAGAAATAATAGAGAATATACAGAAGAATGAAAAGAAAATAGAAGATATTGATAAATTAATTTTGACAAAATTTGAAAAATTAAAAGAAATAACAACAGAACGAGATAGAATTAAAAATGAATATATTGATATAATAAGAAGATTAATGATTTCTGACAAATAATAAATTTATTTATGTAAATAATAAAATATTTTTATATGAATCATTGTATTATGAGTAAATTTATAAAAGAATATAATGATGATAATATAAAAGAATTAATTGAAAGAGTAAAAAAAATAGATAGAAATGAATATAAGGAATATGAAGATGAAAATATTTTTATTAATTTTTATGATAAGAAATTAACAAGTCCATGGTTTCCAATAGAATCATATGGTCCATGGATATATGATATAAATAATAATTTAATTTATGAAGCAGGTGGATATGGTATGTTAGGATTTGGATATAATAATAAACAAATTAATGAAATATTAGGAAAAGAATATACAATGGCAAATATAATGACACCAAATATAATACAATATAAATTTTCGAGAGAATTTAATAGAGTAACAAATAATAGATACAACGGAATAATGGCATTAAATAGTGGATCAGAAATAAATGAATTAGCATTTAGAATAGCAGATTATTATTATAAGAAAAGTGATAATAATAAAAAAACACCAGTATTAGTTATAATGGAAGGTAGTTTTCATGGTAGAACATATTTATCAGCACAAGCATCAGATAATAGTAAAGAAAATTATAAAAAATATTTAGGAACATATGAATTATTTTTAAAGAATTATAAATTTATAATAAACGATATAGATAGTGTAATAAAGGTATATGATGAAATAGAAAAGAATAATGAATATCCAATATTAACATTAATTGAACCAGTAATGGGAGAAGGGAATCCAGGGATGGCAATAACACCAGAATTTTATAGATGTATTAGAAATATAACAAATAAAAATAAAACATTATTACTTATAGATAGTATTCAAGCAGGAATAAGAGCAACAGGTCATTTAAGTATAGTTACATATCCAGAATTTAATTTAACAGATGAAGAGTTACCAGATATGGAAACATTTTCAAAAGCAATAAATGGAGGTCAATATCCATTATCAATTTTAGCAGTTAAAAATAGAGAATTACATCAGACAGGAATTTATGGAAATACAATGACCGCTAATCCTCGGGGGTTAAATGTTGGAACATATATACTATCAAATATAAATAGTGAATTTATAAATAATATTCAAAAAATGGGAAAATATTTATTATATAAATTAGATATACTTAAACAAAATAATCCAAAAATAATAGAAAGAATATCAGGAACTGGATTATTATGTGCAATTCATTTATATCAAAAATATGATTCTATTGAAATTGAAAGATATATTAGAAATAAAGGATTAAATGTAATACATGGTGGGAAAAATGGAATTAGATTGACACCATGGTTTCTTATTAATGAAAATGAAATTAATTTAATAATTGATATTATAAATGAAGTATTTTCTAATTTAGATAATATTTATGAATTAAATTATATTATTTAATTTTTCTATTTTACTTCTTTTTTAAATAAAATAATTATTTTATTTAAAAAATTGAAAGTTAATAAATAGTCATTTATTAACTTACTTCTTTTTTAAATAAAATAATTATATTTTAAATATAATTATTTTATTTAAAAAATTGAAAAACAAAAAAATAAATTTTTCTATTTTACTTCTTTTTTAAATAAAATAATAATTTTTTACATTGTAAAAAATTATTATTTTATTTAAAAAATTGAAAGTTAATAAATAGTCATTTATTAACTTACTTCTTTTTTAAATAAAATAATAA